CATATGAGTGGACATCAAAGATGCTGTTTCCGGTGCTGATGTCAGAGGCAATAGAATTCGCGCTGTCAAACGCTTGTGGATTGTCTGTATTGACTTGCCTGGATTTAATGACACTGCCGGAAACGGTGTCAACATAGATGACGGTGAGGTTCTTTCCCTGTGCAACACAACGCGGCAGCGTGCCTGACGACGTTACCTGGACGTCTTCCAATATAATGACGTCATTGCCTGAGTCGACTACACTGGCGCGGATGCCGCCGCTGGTGTCTTCCCATGCATAAAGGATGATCCCATTAGACTCTGCCGAATCTACTGCTGACTGTTCGTTCTCATTTCTTATTAGATCCTGGCTCGTTGCGTCGACACTTCGGAAACCTCCGCGATCAACCCACTTCGTCAACCCTGATGCATAGCTATAAAGTTTGTTGCTGCCGAAAACGAGCAGCTCGTCTTCTAATGAGGTAAGTGCTTCGCCGGTTGGTAATGCCGTGCCGTCTAAAACTTCTGTGCCGAGCGCGTCGTAACCGTAGCGTTTTGTGATGGTAGATCCGCGAGTAAAAACACCATTTTCCAGTTCAACTAAATTAGAAGGGAGTACAAGTTTTTGATCTGTTTTAGTGTCAATTGATCCACTTAAATCAATCGGAACCAGTGCTTTCTCCAGTGCCATTTTCTTGATCGATCAATGCTTGTTTATAACCTAATAATCTTTGTTGCAAAGCGTAATATTCATTAATCTTGTTTTGAACTTTTACCAGTTCAGCATCGATCTCTTCTAGTGTTTTCATTCAGGTTTCGGATTGTCTGATTTGACTTTAGCGATACTGTCTTTCCACGTTGTTGTCCCATTTACTGAATCCCAATACTGCATATCTAGTTGGTCTTGAATACTTGGGTATTCCATTTGTCTGTTACGTTGATACTGGGTAGCAATTCTTTCTTCGTTTTCTGCAATTTTCTGCTCGTCATCTTTTACTACTATTTGATTATTTTCCCAATAAATTGACTGAATATTATTATCGTACTCTGGTATAGGATCTGATGTCGATGCTTGATGTTCCCCTTTTGGGTTATCACCATAACCAAGGATTGTATTGTTACTGTCTAATATTAAATATTTCATGTTACATTACCGAATAAATTGTTACGTCAACATCTGTAAAAAAGTTTCCCGCTGAACCCATATTTGAGGCAATACTTTGATGATTATAATATTGATGATGTAATTGCCCGTAATTACTACTGCTTGAGTAAGACCTGAATTGCATTTTAACTACCTTATCCGTTGTCCACCCACTTGCAGAATAAATCATTCTATGAACTTTTCTTGTAGTTGAGAATTGGCTATTAGAACCTGAATAATAAGGTGCATAACAATCCTGAGCTTTAGTTTGTACTCCATCTAAAAAAAATCTAAACGAATACAGAGGTTGTTGACCAGTTACGGAACTTTCCACAAAACTACATTCGTAAACAATAAAACTTGCTCCTGTTGTTGGTGTGTATGTTAATGAAGAACCTGTAATATCTGTATAAGTACCACTAGAACTTTGAGCAGATGAAATAACTGTTTGATTTTTTTCATATCCAACTACAGTTCCAGCAGGAAAAGTAGCATTACTCCCTAACGTAACTGTAGGATTATTCTGTGCAATCGTAACCTGACCATCTGAAGCTATACTAAGTCCAGTATTAGATCCTGTGAGGTCTTTTATATTCGATACTTGTAAATCGCTAGGCATGATTTTTATTCGGGTTTAGTGGGCCAAGTAACCTCTGTTAGTTGTCCGTTTTCATCAAGTGAAGGTGATGCAGTAGAAGGTAGATCACGCAAGGCTTGTCGATAGGTTTCCCATTCTGTTTTTTTAAAATCAGTTAATTGACTGTCAAGCAATTGTGTCCAATCAGAATTTTGTAAAAGAATATTCCTTTCTGACCTTAACAAGTTTTGTGCAAATTTAATTTTATTTTCAACAGACATTTTTTTTATCCTATAAGTGAACCTTGAAATCTTGTATGAGTATCTCCTCCTAAATAAACCATTCTATTGCTACTTCTGTTGTTCTCAACGCCAATTCTTCTATTAGCTGAAAGATAACTAATTGCCGTAAGATGATACATTTCATCACTTCCTTGTGCGGTATGTCTTAATCTTGATAAAGTTGCATCATTTCCATCACTTGTATCTGAAGAAATAATCTGCCAATCCATAAGGGTAGCACTATCATAGCTATAGATTTGAACATGAAAATAATAAACTCCTGCTACTGGTGTAAGAAAATAATGACCAGTTGTAGAAAAATGGCTTCCGTTATTGGTAATTACAGTATTAAAAGGAATCCTATTATTTTGTGCGACATCAGTACCAGGGTCTCCCTGATTACCTCTAACATCAAAATATGGTCTTGCTGAATGAATTACATAACCACCAGAAGAAATAGAAATTGCGTCTGTATCACTTGCACTT